CGAGTTGAATTGAGCATTCTTGGAAAGCTGGCTTCGGCACCAAAGTCACAGCCATGACTCGTGCTTTCTTGATCTTTATTTTACCGCTTTCTACCTTGGTGTCAGAAGTTTCTTTAACCTCTTGAACCTCTTCGTCACCCTCAAATTGATCGAGATCTGCCGAAACTCCACGAATAAAGCCACCACGAACTAGTCGTTCAGCTTCTTGTCCATATGCGCCTTTATCAAAGTAGCCTTTAGCATTTCCTATTCCGCCATCTACTCTTTCCATTACAACAATTTTTCCAACTACAACCGACCCATTATGGCCTTCTCCTGTTTGAATTTGCCATAAAAGAGGCAGTGGAAGATCTCTTATAGAAAGAGCATCTTTAACAATAACTCTGCCATCTCCAGACTCGACTTCTTCTGGGATAACTAGAGGAATATAGAACTCTGACCCTTGGTCATAATCCATGTCGCCACCAGCGGTCATAACTCTAGCTTTAGCATCTGCTGCTCTAGCACGCATAATAAAAGTGCTCAAAAGTTCATCATAATTATGCAAAGTATCGACACTAAATGATGTCATTTCACGATTCTTTTTATCGCCTGGCCAGTAACCATTTGCTTCTTTATGACGAAGAGCGCAGTAGCCCTTTGCACGAGGTCCCATGTATTTAGCTAATTGACGATAGCAACGGGTCCAGTCTCCTGGAGTTCTCCAACGAATTTTTGCTGCACCTTTACCGTATAACCAATAACGACGAAGCTTTTCTGCTTGACCGCGGTTACGATCTAGTCCTCCAGCAGCAGTCATTGACTCGCCTTTGTTGTCTACTTGCTCTAAAACGTCAACAAGAGTTTTGTCATCTAAGACAACCACTGGTGGAGGTGTTGCACTACGAAGATCATTTAATATCTGGGAATCAAGTATCCATTTACCATCTTTACGAGTGTAGGTAGCTGGTTCAATTGTTTTATTAGATGCAGGTACAAGAGCAACTAAATCCATAACAGCTTGCGGGTCATCTGGTGAAACTATTGCCATATGAAGAATAGGCACATCTGAAGTTTCAGGAGTCATTGCTTTTTCTTCTCCAGCAGAAGCTTTTAGAGGACGACCTTTAGAGTCAAGTTTAGGAGATTTAATTCCTCGTTCTTCAGTAATTTTTTTTGTTTTTTCTGGATCTACAAAAGGATTATATTTACGACGAGTATCTGGTCCAGATTCAAGCCAAGGCTTAAGTATAGGAAGGTTGTATGCATTTACTTCCTTAGTCCAATTAGTAAACTTTTCTGGGTAATACTTGTATAAAGGATTGTCTTTAGAAACTTCTTTTTCTACGTTTTGAGGTTGTTGAGGAACTGCAGTTTGAGGAGTAGCTCTTAAATTAGAACTTGCAGGTGCTTGAGTTGGTTGTGGATCTGGAGACAGTCTTTGATCTGAAACCCATTGAGGATAATTAGTTAGCATTAAATTTAAATTTTGTGCGTTTAGTGAAGGAAGAGTTCCTGGCATACGGATAGGTGAATCCATAGGAGTACGAGGCTCACCAAGAATTCCAGATGTATCTAATTCTCCTTCTGCAACTGAAGTAGGAATAGGAACGTATGACTCTGCTGGTTCCGTCATATTTGCAGCAATACTAATTAAATTTCCGTTATCAAGTTCTACTTGAGCAGTTTGTGTTTTAGCGTCAAGAGCACGAATGTTTCCTTGATATTCAGGACGGCCACCGATAATTACACGGCCACCCATCTTTGCAAACTTACCTGTTTTATCCCTTAACTGAGCAGATGCTTTTTGAGAGCGTTCTTCTGGAGTATAAATACCATCACCTTCACCAGAACTTGGAGTCTCTCCTGCAGCAGTTAAGCTGTCATCAAAGGAGTCCCATGAATCAGACATTTCATCTTGAAAAGCTAGATCATCTAACAAATCCATATCAATATCTGGGTAGGCTTCTTGATAAATTTTGCTTTCTTCTGGGTATAGCTTTTCTACCTTATGTGCAATAAATGGTTCGTTGTCGATAAGTGCTGCAATAAAAAGTGCAGTTTCTGTATCTACTGGAACGTGTCCACAAGGTGTTTTATCGTTAGGGTTATCAAGAATTTTGTCGTACATAGACATATCAGCGTCTGGCATACCCATATCTTCCCAGTCGCCATCGTCCCACACATAAATGTGCCCTGCTGGTTCAATTCGATATAAGCGATCAATGCCAGATCCGTCTAAGCGAATACGAGCAAAAAACTCAATAACATTGTCTTCAGGCATTGTCTTTGAAACAATAAAAGAATCGTAATTAATTCTTTTTGGCATTTCAAAATCCATAGGATCTAATCCGCCAGCAGTAATTGAATTTGATTTAGCCTTTTTATTTTCACGGTTTACAATTGCAGTAGCCCAAGACTTAGCCGCATCCCCACCCCAAAGAGCCCAAGCGATGCGGCCATTTGATGGGTAATTCTTTTGTCCCGGCTTGTAGCCAGTTCCCTTTTTATCTACTTCATGACGTGGGAAGTATTTGGCAATGTGTCGGACTTTTCTAATTCCGATTTGGCCACCCCGAGCAAGCGTGCGAGCGGTATTAAGCCCAACTGATGTTCCTCCTCTATCTTCTTCTTTGCGCCACTCAAGGCCGCGCTTTGCCTCAGCAACTACTGAGTCAGGAATCGTATACATACGATCATTATTTGAAAAAACTTTAATATCTAAATTTGTAAGAGCTGCTGCTGCAAGTTCTACAGATGCTCCACTTGGACGGTTATTTTCTGAATCCCAATTAACTGCTGCAATAAGAGGCTCTTTAACGTCTAAAGCAACAACAAGGTTTTTTGACTCGTCTACTACAGCACCAAAAGTTTCAGATATGAAGAGAAATCTAGAGCCGTTACGACCAACGTAATCCATTATTTGCTCTCCTCTGTAACTGGTCCACCAGCGACCCATGCACGACATGTGCGGGATGCAGCGCATTTAAAGTCGAATGCTTCACAATACCCTAAATCTCCAGCTTCGATTGAGCCCCAAGCATCATTTCCTTCTTCATTTCCAAGCCCAGAAGCAATACAATCCAGCATCCTTGGGGTCTGAATAAACACGGCACAATTGCCGCAAAGTTGTTTCTTTGCAGTCTCTTTATCGACAGACCATTCATCTGCAATTGCTTCCCAATACTCATCGTTTGGTTCTAGAGGATTAAGGGGTCCATACATAGCGGTGTCAATAGCGTTTTTACGGTTATCAAGATTAATGCCAATATCTTGAGTAGCTGGAGGGCATCCTTCAGATGTCTCAACAGCTGCTGTCATCGATCTACCTTCGATAGAATAAGCTACTTCATACTTTTTAACATTGTCATATGTTAAAGGAGTTTTAGTAGCACTGGCATTATCAAACATTTCTGTAACTATTTTGTAGTCTTCTGGGAGAATGTCCATAATAGACATATTTTCCAAACTCTCATCGTCTTCGGATAGCAGTTCCCATTGATTGTTTATTCGAGTAAAAATTCCGTAATCTTCTGTATAAAAAATTTGTTGAAGAATAATGTTGTCACCATTTGAGTAGACTAATGAGACACCCTCTTTAGGGTACTCTTTAGCGGAAGAGATCTTCATAGTTCCTCCATTTCGTCTTCATCTGCCTCGACAGCGTTAGGGTCTGACTCGGCAATATCCATCAACTTTTTATAAGCTGCGGCAACGAGCTCAGCATACTTTTCTTTATCTGACTTAGTAACCATTATACAGTCCTTTCATCTTTGTTTTCAGGTTCAGCTTTTTTCTCTGCAGCAATCTCTTCTCCAGTTTTACCTTCACTTCCAACTCCGCTGCCAATTGGATTGCCGTCTTCATCGACAGGACCTTCTGGCTCTTCTTGCTTTCCAAGCATATGGTCAACTGCTCTTTGAGCTTGTTTTGCTGCTTTAACGATCATCTGTGGATTATTTTTTACAGCTGGTAGCCAAGACTTGGCATATGCTGCAACGTTTTCGAAGTCAATTTTTACACCAAGACGACCTGCAACAAGTGCAACGGTAATTTCTGCAATAAGCTCTTCTTCACCACGGCTTTCTAAGTGCTTTCCATAATTGTCCAGAAGTTCTGTTCTATCCAAACGTGACCTATGACCAGTGCTATGCGCTAATTCGTGAACAAGAGTTTCAAAGAATGATTGCTCAGACTTGAACTGCTCACGTTGTGGAAGCTTAATAATGTCATCTATAGGGCTATAGAAAGCTTGATCTTGAGCTACAAATAGAATTTCTGGCTTGTCTTTGTATGCTTCAAGAATTGCTGTTTCGCCTTCTGTAACTGGAATTGGTTCTCCCTTTACAATTGCTGGAAGATCAATATTCTCAGCTTGCTCTACGTTAAAGACTGTACGAATTGTAGGTGGTCGATAGACACGAACTTTTTCTTTTGTACCGTCTGGCTTTTCAACCTCTTTAAATATTTGTGGCCAGTGGATAACTTGAGTTCCCTTTTCACCACGACGAATATTTCCGCCAAGTTTTTCTGCTTTATTGTATGTAAGGAATCTGTTGTCTGTCCAGCCATTCTTTTCCATAGCTGCCCATAAAACAAGGATGTTTGATCCTTCATAAGTTTTACCTGTAGCAACGCTAGTTGGAAGGAATCCTCCACCAGTCCAAGGCTTTTGCCATGGGACAGTTCCTCTTTCGATTGCTTCAATAATTGCATTAGCAACTTTTTCAACAGCTGGATCAATTTTTTCAGCTGTTTTAACAGTGCTTTCATTAAACTCATCTTCAGTTACTTTTTCAGTAGGAAGAGCCATTCCCATAGCTGTTTCTACGGCAGTTGGCTTCTTTGGAGACTCGTCTTCATCTTCAGTGTATTCTTTAATCCAATTAAGTGGACCTGGATCTAACTTTTTCTGTGCACGAGTAAGTGCAACATATGCAAGACGAAGTTCCTCGTCTACTGGCATTTCAAGTTCGCCAGTTTTTTTGTTTGTACGAGGACCCCAGAAGTCATCAAAAATACGAACGTTGTTCCACTGTAAGCCCTTTGACTTATGTGCAGTGGTTACAATTACATCAATTTCATCTTCTTCTTCACCTGCATCAGGTGCAAAACCTCCTACACCTCTGCGTAGGTCATTAATAGCTTTTTGACGATCTAAATCGTCTTCAACTTCTTTAAACCACTGCTTACCTGTCGCATCCCAACGGAAATTTTGATCTTTAATTTTGTCCTTACCTTTAAATGTTCCATTACCAGAAAGACGAATTGCTTTATCTTTAACTTCATAATTAATACCTTCTCCAATAGAACCCTTAGCTCCATCTTCAGCTTGATCTAAAGTAATCTTCTTAAAATCAGATGATGGTTTTAGGTCTTTCTTTTCAGACTCAGGTGTAGCAACCTTTACTCTGCTAAGAATATCTTTAATAGATCCAATTCCATTTTGTACAACTAAATCGTATAGGGCTTTTACTTTTCTACCTTCGCCCTTTTCAACAGCTTCTTTTACCTCAGACCAATTTTTAAATTCTGCAAGATCTGGGTGCATTGTTGGCTTTTTAAACTTTGTCTGGTCTCCTATAAGCCATGAAGCACTAAGAACAAGGCTTTCTAATTCGTCTTTTGTTCCTTTTGTAATTCCAACAACCTTGCCAGCATCAAGAAGTTCAATCATTGCTCGGAATCCACCAGAGTTAGTACGGGTGATTACAACATCTGGATCTTCCATTCCATCTACTACTTCACCTTTTGACCCAGAACCTTCAACGCGGTACTTAGAATCAAGTTGAGTAAGGAAGCGATTTGCCATTCCAGCAATTTCAGGGCCAAAACGGAAAGATTGAGTTAGTGGAAGATCCCATTTAGCTGTTGTCCTATCTAACTGGTCTTCTGCTCCACGGAATGCATAGATTGCTTGGTTTCCATCGCCAACATAAACTTTTTGAATAGTTTGATCGGCAATAACCTTTGCAATAACTGGGTTAATGTCTTGAGCTTCATCAAAAAAGATTACATCTGCTGGAGTTTTCATTCCAGAGCCAATAGAACCTAAATCTGGATTGCTTAACGCCCAAATTTTTGTAATGTGAGCATTGTTGATACCAAATACTCCTGCAGGACTGTTTAGATCGTCCCAATAAGCATTGGCATACTCTACAAATGAGCGAGGAACTTCATCAAGCTCTTCTGTAAAATGTTTAGCACCAAGCTCATCGTCTGCGCTAATTGAAAAGTTATTAACTGCTTGCTTAATTATTGCTGGGATTTCTCGTGAAGAAAGACTTACTTCTACACCCTTAAGTTTTACACCAGTTGGTTTGATTCCAAGCTCGTCTGCAATATCTTCAGCACGAAGCTTCATATTTGCAGTTTTACCCTTTTGGTTTAAAAATTTTTGACGAATATCGTTGCTTACACCTTGGAAAGCAATTGAATCACCTGTGCGTGATTCAACATTTTTAGGCATCTTGCCTTCTGCTTCCATCTGTACTGTTTTGTTAAATGCAATATAAACAATCTTTTTCTTAGGTTGTTCCTCAAGAAGTCGACGAGCAGCAAGTGTGAGTGTGCTTGTTTTACCTGTACCAGCTAAGGCACGAACAACGACGTTATCACCAGTCATAATTGCTGTAACTACATTTCGTTGCTCGGCTGTAGGAGGGAATTTTTCTCCTGCATATTCGTAGTTATCTTCTGGAAGAGCGTTAGGAACAGCTGAACCTTCTTCAGAAAGCGGTGCCATGTCATAAACTTCAGCTCCCATGTCTGGAAGTGCCATACCCATTGGAGTTTCTGGAGTATCTTCAGGTTTTCTCCAAACCTTTACCTTATCTGTTAAAAGGTAAACGTCGCCGCCGCCTCCTCTAGAACCTCTAGTTTTTTTGCCAGTATAAACTTTGTCGTCTCTAATCATCATCTTATGAATCGTAGTTTTTCCACTAGGGTCTAGCTTGTCTCCAGGCTTAAGATCCTTTGCATCAACTATTGATGAAACTAAACCTCTGGTAGTAGGACCTTCTGGAATAGACATTCCCATTCCCATATCTTCCACACCAGAAGAAAGGATGTTATCTCCATCATCAAGGTTAAATACTTCTAAGCTGCTAGCACTAACATTTTCTCTTCTCTTAGTGTCATCATATCTGACCTTGAGATAATTTTTGTATTTATTTTTTCCGTACTCTTCCCAGAAAACCGACACTGTTCCAGTTCTTCCATTTTTAACGTTTCTAACTCTATCTCCAGCTTTTATGGCTACGTTGTTAGCGTCTATGTGGAACTTAGAAGAGCCTTCTCGTGCAATAACCTGATCTTTAATTGTTTCGTCAATATTAAGATCCTTAATTGCTTCTTTAACTTTTTTACCAGACTTAGCTCCAGATGTAATAGTTTCAATAGCATCTGCAACAACTGAAGCCGCTTGAGGGTCTGTAACCTCTTGACCCTTGACTGGCTTTTGTTTTTCTGAAATTTTTGGAGTAGGGTCGCTTGGTATTGGTTTTGGCAGAATGTCTTTAATATCTTCAGGTTTAATTTTGCCAATAGAAGATCTACGACGAACTACTCCTCTAAGTACTTTTCCTCTAGCCCAACCAACTCCTGGAGTTGAAGAAGGTTCTACACGTTCTGAAAAAGGTTTTCCATCTCTTAATCTCTTGCGATAAATAATAAGTTTGTCAGAGTTTTCTGGGTCAATTTGAATATCTACAACTTCAACTAATCCTGATGTACCTTCAAGAATATCTCCAATTTGTAGTTCGTCAACTACAACAGATCCTCCACCATTAACTGCATAGGTATTCTCATCATCAAGTGCCCAAGCTTCGTTAATAATGTCTCCGAATATAGAAACGTGAGCGTAATCTGTTACTTTATCTGTAGGTCCATCTGAACCAAAGGTTGATGGTGAAACAGCTTCAGGTTGATCTCCTTGGGCTTTAAAGTCAGCTAAATCTTTTTCATATTGTTCAAGTTTACTTTCATATTCTGCCTTACGCAGTTCTGGCTCAAATTCTCTATTTTCTGGTTTCATTTTCTTAAGAAGATCTTCTAAAACTATTGGAAGAACTTCAGAATCTGTCACGGCATTGTGCCACTGCTTATCTTTTGCATCAACTCCAGCCTTCTTTGCAACAGTTACAAGAGAACTACCTCTAGCAACACCTTTATTAGCAGCATCTATTTCAATAGTGTCAATAACTCCACCGAAAGAATACTCAATTCCAAATTTTTTGGCCCACTTTTCAAAAGTGTTTGTATCAAATTCTGCGTTATGAGCAACTAAAATTGCGTCTTTTCCAATAAATTCTGCAAATTTACGAAGCTGATCTTCAATGCTTGGTTGAGTAGATAACCACTCGTCATCAACTTTTACACCTTTATTGTCAATAACTTTTTCTGGATTTAGAGCTCTATTGCCATTTTCATCAAGGTAAGGCTCTACTATTCTAGTTTTTCCTACATACCGTTCTTTTGTGTAGTAGTAGTCATCTAGAGGTTGTCCAGGATTCATAAAGAGATCTATTTCGCCAACTTTTTTACCTTTTTCATATAAAGATGCAGCAAGTTGAATAGGTGCATCTGGATCATCATAATCAAAACGACCAGTGCCTACCGTTTCAAAGTCAAAGTAAACAACTCTTTCGTCTTTAAGAGCTTCCCAAATAGCAGCGCCATCTTTTAGTTTTGTTAGTTTTTCAGCTGACCCGAAAAATGCTGGTCTGTTTGGACGATCAGGCTTGCTTAAAGCAGGAGATACTGATGGTTTGTAATCCTTACCTGCTTCTCTGCGGGCTTCTTCAATTTCAGCTCTCTTTTCAAAATATTCTTTGCCCTTTAAAGTTCCATTTGGAATTCTTTCAATTTCTGGTTTGTCACCAGATTTTGGCATATTAGCTTCAGACTCTCCTCTGATAGCGCTAATTATTGCTCCTTCATTCCAATCATTCTCTTGGATTGTATGTCCAGGATAGTAACCACGAACAATTGCTTTTATTTCTACTTCGCCATTGTCTGGTCTTACATATTCTCTCGTTTCTTCAAGAACTTCTGTTACAACAAAGAAACGTTCTAATTCTTTAGTTTTTTCATTTACGCTAAATGTAATATCTCCTGGTTTAAGGTCCCTAGCTTTAACCGAAACAATAGAAGCTCTAGGAGCTTGAGCAGTAGATACAGACTCGACGTCTGTTGGAGGAGTCCATGTTGATTTACGACGATCCAACTCTTCATCGTATTTGGCTCTTGCTTCATTGTAGCCTGGGCTATCCCCTCTAAAATCTTCACGCTTTGGTTGACGAAGTTCTGGTAAGTCTCCCTTTTCTGGAGGAGTTGCACCACGATAAACATCAAACAATGTGTCATCTGCCCAAAGCTTGCTTGATTGTTCAACAGATCCTGGGTAGTAGCCGCTAACAATTGATGCTGGTACTTCTACGCCTTTAACTGTCTTCTTATACCCACCTTCAACATTTGTAATTGTGAAGAAATCATTGACAGTTACATCGCCTGGTTGAAGATCTGCGCCACGAACTGAGGTCTTAATTGGCTTTGAAGCTTCTGGAGTTACTTCTTCAGTTGTAGAAGTTTCTTCAGTAGGAACCTCTACTGACTCTGCTGGTCTCTCACCAAGAACAATTTCATCAATTATTCTGGTAACTTCATCTAGCTCATCTTTAAGAGCTTTTTTCTGAGCTGGAGTTGTTTCTTCGGAAAGATCTGCTCTATCAATCTTTCTTTGTATTTTGCGACGTCTGTCAACAAGTGCTTTAAGAACTTCTTTATCTTTAACGGAAAGAGGAGTTGGTTTTTCTTCAGCTACTTTTGGAGTCTCTTCTTCGGTTGAAGTTTCTTCAGGCTTATCTTCAGATTCTTCGAGAAGTTTGTCTTCACGCTCTTTACGTTTTCTAGCACGAGCATCAGCCAGCTTGCGACTTCTTTCTTTTCGCTCGTTTTGATCAGCAATAATGGCATCCATCTCGTCATAATAAAGATTTAACATATCAATCATGTCTTGATCAGAAAGATTTTCTAGTTTTTTCTTATAATCTTTCATAGAAGAGCGAATATATTGAGACTCATTTCTGTAAGCTCCTGCACCCCACTTAAACCACATAAGTTTAGAGATCATATCTTTTCTGGTACCAAAGTTCCCTGAAACTTTATCGTCACTTTCTAACTTATCTTTTACTTTATTAACTAGATCGTCAACAGTGGGCTTTGGTCCCTCTTCTGTTATTACATCAACAATAGTTTCTTCAACAATAGTTTCTTCTGGCTTAGGAGTTCTGGAAGGCTTTTCTGTTTCTTCGTCGAGTATAACTTCTGGAGTTTCTACGGTTTCAGAAGTTGTTTCATCTCCTTCAACAGGTTCAGTGTCTTCTTTTTCTCTGTCTTTTCCAAATATAGCGTCTTCTAAACGTTTAAGCGCTTTTGCCTCATCTAAGTTTTTCTTAAGAAGATCTTCTTCTTCCTTTACTCTTTCTTCATCTCCACTAATTTTTGCAAGTGCAATTGCTCTATTTCCATAAACAATAGCGTTTTCATAGTAGCGACCAGGCGTTAAATCTTGATTTACTTGTTCACGGAGCTCGTCAGTAAGATCTTCAAATTCTGGCATATTTTCTTTACGAATATCCCCGATGTTTGCGTTAAGCCACTCTGCTGCTTCTTTTAATTCTGGGCTTCCAAAGTAGTCATTAATTTCTTCTTCGTTGCCCTTGTTAAACCATCCGTCAGCTCCAATTCCAAATATTGGGTACCACTTTCCTACAGGAACATTTTTCTTTCCTCCGCTACCTGTGCTAATATAAAACGGCATTCGTACTCCGTTAACATTAATTAACACGATAGGGCGACCAGCAAGATTAAATACTGGAGTTTCAATCTCTTCTCCGTTTGGCCCAGTGATTTTAATCATTTGAATTCCATCACGCTTTATTAATTTATCTTTTAATTCAGAAGATGGAGGTACTGGTGTTGATTCTGTTGTAGCAGCAGTCTCATCTACTTCATCCTCTGAATCAAAATCAATAGGGTCTTGTCCAGAACGAGGCTGTAAATCAATATTAAAACGATCACGAAGCTCACGGGCAAAAGCCTTAAACTCTTTATCTTCTTGTAGTGCTGTTTGTGCCTTAACGTTAATAGTTCTACCATCACGTTCTACGGTGTCAGACCAAGTAAAACCATTTTCAGCTAAGAAGTCTGCAATATCTTTGTCACGGAAAGGAGCTCCTTTACCGCCACGAAGCAGTGTTCGCTTTCCAGAACGCTTGTATGTAATTATCTTTTTTGGAGGTCCTTCGTCTCCGTCAGTTGGTGGGGGACCTGATGGAGGAGCGCCAGCGGCTTCTTTTTCTTCTTCTTCAAGAATTTCTTCATCAATTTTACCTTGCTGTGTAGCGTCATACTCACCTGCAGGAGTTCCTTCAGGATACACACGTTCTACATCTTTGTAATTATCATTCCAATACTTAAGTGCATCTTCAAAACTAGGAAATTCGTCAGTTGAGTCATTATCTATGTTTGCATCAGTAATGATGTACCAGTGAGGTTTAGTACCTTCTCTATCTTGATAACCAATAATGTCTCCAGTTTTTTTATCGGAGACCATTTGGTTATCTGTTCCTTCTACAAGACCCCAACCTTCGGGAAGAGTCTCTGGAACCGATACTTTTCCTGTATCTGTTTCATCTTCTGAAATATCTTCAGATAAAGGATTCGGGTTACGCTCTCTCCAACCTTCAATAGATTCTAAAGAATCATTAATAGATTCTTTAACTGCATCTACAAGTTTTTGATATTTCTCATCGTCAGAAGTTGTAGAATCTACAGCTTCTTTAAACTCTTTTAATGCTGCTTCTGCATCATCATATTTGTCTAAATCTTTTCCTTCTAAGAAAGACTTGTAAGACTCTATAAGATCGTTGAGGTCCTTTTCATAGTCAGGATCATCACCAAATAGATTTTGAGCTCTTAAAATTGGATTCAGAATATCTAAATCATTCCAACTATCTGTTTTTGTAAAACCTAAAGCTTTTCGTAAATTATCTCTGCGCTTTTGCCCTTTTTTAGCGGCTTCCTGCTGTCTCTTACGAGCACGACTTTCTGATTCTTTCTTTTCTTTAGCTAAATCTAATGTGCCGTTAGCAATATCTTTAAGAACTCTATTTGCATCTTGACCACGCAATGCAATGGCATCACGCCAAGATTCTGCAGAAACTGAAGAAGGGACAAACTCCCCATTTTCATCAAGAGTTAATACATCTGAGCTTCCACCATTTTTAATGGAATCGTCAAGACCTTTAATAAGGTCATCATCAGAAAAATTTCTAACTGAAGCTAAACTAACAGCTTCTTCTTTATCAGCTTTAGAAGACTCTAAAGGCGTATACATTCCTTCAGGAAAATTAATATTTTCGTTTTTAGGTATAAACGGCATGTAGTCATCGTTATCAATTACTGACTGTTTTTCTGCCCTAGAAAGACCCGCTAAAGCTGGTATTCGATTTAAAGCTTCTAACATATCTTCATTGCTTACAGTTTCGTCTTCTTCAGAGATTTCAGCAACTGGCTTTTCTGGTGTTTCTGATTCTTTTGAAACTACCTCATCAAAAACTTCATCTAACTCTTTAGGCTCTGCTGCTTTTTCTTTTCTTTCCTTTGAACGAGATTCAGTTAAAGCTTTTTCGTTTTCAGAGTTATTGTTGATCGTGTCATAAGCTTTTGCAAGAGCCATCTCTGTATCTCCACCTTGCTCGGAGATTGCACTTAGGATTGCCTCAGCTGGTACTTCAAACTCTTCCCCATTTTCATCTTCAAGACGACCTAAACCAGTTGCAGGTGTTTTTGAATTTACAGGCTCTAAAGCATCAACAAGACCGTTTTGCAGTTCATCTTCACTTTGCATTGCAGCAAGCATTGCTGGATCGTCTTCAGATCCTTCTGGAATATAGTTGTAGTTTGGATCTAATTCTAAAGAGCGCTCTGGTACGTTGTATTTAAATTGGTCTGAAGGAAGTTTTGCTTTTTCTTCTGTTTTCTTAGCTGCTTTTTTCTTTCCACCTTTAAGATCTTTAGCTAAAGCAACTGATTCCTCTTCTTCGCCCTGCTCAAATTTTTCTTCATCGTCTATTTTTTCTTTACGAGAAATTTCAGCTAAAGCATCTTTCCAATTTTGTGCAAAAGCAAACTGAGTGTTTTCTCCACGCTTATTAACAGCAAAAAGTTTACGATCTGGATCCCAAAGCTTTCCATCCTCTCCAAGCTTTACTTGACGAGGATCTTCTAAATCTAATTCTCTACTACGTTTAATTGCTGCATCAATAAGGTCACGAGTTTGTGGGCTTGGCCCATCAAAAACTGTTACATCAAATGATTCATCTGTATATTTATTTCCTGGACCTTTATAATCTTTATCTGAACGAAAACCCGATGGTGCTTCCATAAAAGCTAGGCTGTCTTCAGGAACTACTGGTGCATTATCATCAATATCTAAATCTGATGCTCTTACATAACCATTTTTACGAGCTTCATCGCTTGAGTCATCTAGGAAAGCTTCTGGCTGCTCACCTTGTGAAATTGGGACTGCTGCAATACGACCATCTGGAAGTTCCATATCAAGAAGATCTGGACTAAAGATGTTTTGACCTAAGATGCGACCTGTAGCACTTGCCTTACCGCCATCACGAAGACCAAGAATAAGTTTAAATGTTCCAAACATCTCTGCGAATCGACCCTTACGGTCACGGCGCTGTAGCTTTGCACGAGCAGAACGGGCGGCTCGAGAGTTTCCATCTCCGTATGCTGCAACTAAAGCTTGAAGAGGAACTGTTCCTTGTGGAAGAAGTTCTATGCGCTTCATTGCATATATGTGCTCTGGTGAATCTGGGTGAGACATCATTGCTGAAGCTAGTAGAGTCTTTACAGAGTCATCTTTAAGCTTTGGATCGTCTATTACCCAATTAATCTGAGCCTGACGTACTGCTGCTGCAGTCATTGAATGAGCTCTTGTTGATCTTGGGTGTGATATTGGAAGTAAATCTGTATTAAAAGCAGTAAGTCCTACTACTTTATTATTTTTAGCTAATGCTATGTATGTAGATAGCTCAGAAAAAGCTTGATACTTACGAATGGAAAAAGGAAGTCCTTTGCTTTTAGCAAGAGATCTAGCAATTACTTTATAAGCAGATCTTTTACTTACACGACGTGATGTGGAAGAGAACTCGTTTGCTTTTTCTAAAATTTCTAAGGCTTCAGATCTAATAATACGAGCTTGTTCTCTAGTAGAAAATACTCTTTCTGAAGTATGAAGTATTGGAGATTTATTATCCATTTACTACTTCTCTACATTTGGTAGTAAGTCTGCATCTAAACTTTCTTTTCCTAAAGAAGCTAAGATAGATGCTCTTTTAAATGGATCTTCTCCATTACGAACTGCACGAAGCCAAGATGCACGAATTGCGTGCTCTGCTTCATATCCATAGCCAGAATATTCAGCCATAGCAAGAATTGCTTGCTCTGGTGACTCGTAGTCTTCTTCTTTACCTAAGAAAGACTCTAGCTCTTCCTGATAACTCCACTGTTCTGAAAGCTCTGCTAGTTCTTGTTCTGATTGGATTTCGTTTCCAAGTTTTTCCCCTTCGAGAACTCCAACATCAACGACGCCATCTGGAATAACCGCGAAACGACACTTACCTTCGTCTTCGACTTCAAGTTCGATGATTCGGCATTGGCTATTACCCATGTATAAAACACAGTTAGAGCATTTGACTCCGATACCTCTGACGTCATTTTCTTCTGGTGGTGTATATCCTGCCCAGATTCCTGTGGCATCTTCATTAAATTTTCCATATTTGTCTGCAATCTCGATTAGCGCTTCTGCTAAATCGCTCTCTTCAGGAACCAAACCTGCTGAAGCTGCAATGGAGTTTGATTTCTTTGTTGAACGTGGGTGACCAGAAGGCAGTAAATCATTATCTGTTGTGTATGCAGAGTTTGATGGCTTTCCAGACTTCAACAATTTTAAAAACGCATTTACGCGACCCATTGCCCATTGGTTGCGAGTCATTCCTGGTCGATGCGAAACGCTGTAAGCACCTGCACCTCTGCGATAAACAGCTTTTAACATTCCAACTGTTGCACGACGACCTTTTTTAGCTTTTTCGTTATGAGTTTCAACTTTATTCTTCAAAGACTTTTCTACAGCTGCTGAAAATTTAACTTTACGAGTTCCTGATGCAGATCCTTTTTTATTTTTGCTAGAACCTTTAATTTGATCTTTTTTAGGGGCAGGTGTTTGAGAAATTGTTCTTTTTTTCTTTGCTGCAAACTCTGAATCATCTGAAGCATCAACAGGAACACAGTTAGGAACCATTTTTCCGTCTTTGCCCTTTTTCATTCCAACTTGCTTATAGCCGTCCCAGCAAGGGTCTCCTGCAGATACAAGTGAGGTAGTTACAATGTCGATTGATTCGTCAGACATTACTGCTCTTGCCCTTCTGTGGGGGCCTCTGCATCAATTCCTGCTGCTTCTGCACCTTGGGTTGCCGCATCTAAAGCTGACTGTAGCTCTGGCGGAATTGGAGCGACTGAAGACTGTTGCTGTTGTTCTCTAACAGTGTTAATAACCTCTGGTGCAATTGCTGAAAGCATTGCTTCGGTAAATTCTGGAGTAAGTACACCACGCTCTTGTAGAAGTCTAATTGAAAGTTCTTTTGGAGTTGGTGCATCTGCATCTGAGAAGCCATGAGCACGGCGCCATGTGTTTGCAGAGACTGCCATGCGATCAAAACCTGAGTCAGCATCTGATGCACGGTCATTGCGAGTTGCAATTGCTGATGGGTCATACCAAACAACAATTCGATTTACCTGTGACTCTTCATAACCATTTGCAATAAGGTATGGGCGAAGATAAACAACTGTTAAAGCATCTGCAATGAGCAACATAAGTGGCTCGATGTGCGCCTTGTATAGTGACTCATCAATTTGCATTGCGTTTGAGTACTTAACATTTGCTAAACCTGTTACAACATCTTTTGGAACATCTAGTCCCTGCAAGATGCGCTCTAGAACACGATCAGAACGCTCAGCTAATGCTGGGTCAAATGAACGCTCAAACTTAAACTGCTTAATCTTGTCGCCAAGCTCTGCAGGACCACGAATGATAAGAGGGACAACTGCTGATGCTGACTCTTCGTCACGAATCGGAGTCGTCATCGCATCCATTAATTGTTCTTCGAATTCATCCTCTGCTTCTTCAGCAGTAAAGTTTGGACCAATGCCGTCTTCGGAGTCGTAAGGGAAATCACCATCGCCTTGTGAAGCAACAGAAAGTCCGTCTGGCAAGTAAAGAGCACCTGCATTTAGACGAGAACGTGCAGTTGCACGAAATGTTCTGTTGAGGAGAAGAAGTTCAGCGCACAGATCTAGCAAACCACGAAGTGATGAGTCTGCTTCATCTGAGAAGCGAGGGTGTGAACGCCAAATGCGTCCTACAAATGCATCTTTACCTAACTTAGAAGTTTTATCTATGCCACCTTGTGTAGTAGTTGACTGTTCACGTCTTCCAATGACATTAAAACCGCCACGAGGGTCAGTTGTTACTTCATCAACAGAACGAATGTCCCAAGACTCTGGCAATCTTTGAGATGGCTTGCTTGGCATTTGAACTAGATAACATTCACCTGCTACTGAAAGGTTCAGTGCGGCATCTCTAAGCAATCCTGCTTGTCCACCGTATGCAGAATTTAATCGTGCAAGTGCACGCTCTGCTGCAGCCGCTATACGATCATCTACTAATTCTGATTGACGAACAGAAATTGGAGTCTCTGATGGATCATCAATTACTGCAGCATATATACGAATACGAGAGACAACGGAGGCAACTAAATTAAAAGCGTATTTAATTTCACCAATTGCGTCATAATATTCCCATGCTTCTGACTGCCACGCACTTGATCCAGCAGATCGACGAATTCTAAATTGCTCAAACTCACCCTTGTCATTGACTTTAATTTGAGCTGCTGCAGCTGTAAGAGTTCTAGGAGTTGAGTAACTTGCAGACTGTGCTGTATTAGTAAATACAGATGAAATTGTTGAAGGCTTTGGAGCCTGAATTATTTGTGTAGAACGAGAAAATGTTGACTTAGTTCTTTTGCGCTTTGGCTGGGACGGTGGAGGAGTAGGTTGATCTGGTGTGTCGTTAGTAAATAGACCCACGGTTACTCCTTGTCATCCTAGTTACGGAATATGAAGTCTTACTTATCTTCATATGCAGTCAACAGTCCCGCAATAGCAGATACAGCAAAAACTGTAGCAACTATATAAGTTACTGATGGAATAATGATAGCCGAAATTACGAACCCTGATCCTATCCAAACACTAAAACACCACTCACAAGTAGACAAATAACCTAGTCGAGAAGACTCTGGCGGAAACTTACCCCAAAAAGCATTACGAAGGGAGGCTGTAATGGTATCCCTTGTTATCAAGCGAGTCACACGATAAGTGCCTAGCCCAAGAAGTAGAAACTGAAGAAGGGTCATATCTGTCATTCCATTGGATCCTCACTTGAGTAGACCGAACTATTCTGTCCGTAGGGGTTCCAAGCTCTTAATCTTGATCCGCAGCCGCAGCTGGCATCTTTGATAAAAGCTATGACCTTTCCAGATTCTGTTAAAACTGCTTGAAGCTTCCCGTCGACATGTCTATGGGTGTATTTCTCTCTAAAGACAAGTGTAGGACCTTGTGGAGAGTCTTGCGCTATCAAAATGCTATCGCCAAAAACAACTACTCGAACTCTATCAACTTTGCGGGTTCCTTCAGGTGATTTTCCAGGTATTGAAAGTTCATCTAACCCAATTGAATTGGGTGGAGCTATCCAGACTAGGGCTGGAAAAACATCCGAAACTGCTCTCAAGTATTTAATCCAAACTCTGTATATTCCTCTGGGATATAAAAATCATTCCAGCCCAATGCGTAACCTGCTAGTTGTAGGTCAAGCATAATTGGAGCCTCTCTAGAACTATCTTCAATGCTTGAATCAAAGTCCTCTGAACTTTTTACATGCTTTGCGCTCTTCCAAGCATAATGATTTTTAAGAGAAACTAAGGGGAAAGCCATAGGGTAGCTTGAGTTAGGGGCAGACATAGTCTCGAGAGATCGTGACTGAGGTCTTTTAGATTTTTTAGGGTTCTTCCAAACAACTACAACAAGCTCTGTATCTTTGTAAGTACCTGTTTTGGTTTTATAGAGTCTACTCATTGACTTAGACGCCTTGCCATAGCTCGGTAGGTAACCCCAGCGGCTTCAGCAATGGCTGCGGTAGGCACTCCACGATTTTTTAGCTGCCTAGCAATCTGAGTTAATTCATTGTTTGCCTGAGCTAGTGGGCTAGTAGGAGAAGTCTTTGCTCTATAACGCTTTGATAGGGCAGATAGCTCACGGAGTCGAATCCTTAGCTCTGGAGGGACGCCCGGAGAAACAGATCTGAGGCGAGGGGCATGTTTGGTTGGAACTGAGGTTGTAAGAGATTTAGGTGGGGGTAGAGGGAGTGCTCTCAACTGCTTCACGTCTGGCGCTCTACGAACCCAGAAATGAATAGTGGTCTTAGGCACAGCGGGGCTTAGAGAGCTTCCTATGACTCCTAAGGACCATCCAGCTTTCCACAGTCCGCGTAGGCGGGACTCCATCTCTGAGCGTGTGAGCGTAGAGAGGAACATAACCTCCTCTATGGGAAGTTTTGGTGGATTAAGCATGGTCCTATTGTACCGACTTTTTAAAGGGTGTACGAAAAGATAGTCTGCCTAATCTTGTACGGAATAGCTAAATATATGAACCTTTCCATATTTTGCTTTTGACCCCGGAGAAGGATATGTATGTTTTTGGCAATTCTGCAAATCGTTCCGGGCCTTTTTTCTAAAAAAATCTTTTTATTTTTTACCCCCTAAAAATAATCTTTTTTACTATAAAAAAACCTAAAGACAAAGCAAGGAACTAATTTTTTATTGTTTTTTAGGTTATTTTTAAAGATCTTTATTATTTCTTTTTTCTTAATCCTTTTTATTTTTTAATTTCTTAAAAGCTTTTTTTTTTTTATTTTTAAACATTTAACTCTTACTCACTAGTAACTTACTTACTAGTAATTTACTTACTAGTAACTTATTGAGTCTTATAAACTACTCACTAGTAACTTAGTGGGTCTTATAGAAAAAAGTTACTGACTAGTAACCCTCTAAAACTATAACTAGTCATCTATAAAAAATCTTGTTTAGACTTGCAAAAGTGCAGGAAAGTAGGGTATCTTTTACTTATTGGAGCAAGG